GAATTGGTATTGAAACAACCAACAATGTAATCGGTGGTGTTTCTACAGACTTCCTTCCAGATCAACTCTATGTCAACAAGATTGACAACAATAGGTTCTCTCTGGCAGGTCTCACAACTACAATTGCTGTTAATCCACTTGTGTTCCGTGCTGTTGGAAGTGGAACCTCACACTCATTCGATGTTCCTAATCCAGATGAGAGAGTTATTATTGATGTTGATGGTATTATCCAGTCACCTCTGTATAAGAAAAACGTATCCGTTGCTCTTACCGAAGCCGTTGGTGTTGGATCCACAACAATTAAAGTCGTTGGTGTTACATCAATTGCTGTCAATAACCTCCTCCAAATTGATAGTGAAATTTTGAGAGTTACCACTGTTGGATTTGGATCAACAAACGTTCTTGCAGTAGAACGTAATCTCCTTGGAACTGTCGCAGCTGCACACACCGTAGGTGCTGCAGTTACTATGAAGGGTGGTGATTTCCACATCGTCAAGGATGTTATCTTCTTCACCGATCCTCCATACGGTAGAACTGGTTTTAGTACATTCAATCCTGGTATTTCAACATCATCTACATTCTCTGGACGTATCTTTAACAGACAAGATACTGAAACAAACTTTGTCTTTGACGATATTTCCGATAAATTCACTGGTGTTGGTAAGACATTTACTCTTCTTGAGGATGGTCAAAATACAACTGGCATTGTTACCACAAAACAAGGTGGTGGTGGAAGTGATGAAGTAATCAACAATGGTGTAATTCTGATCAATAACATCTTCCAGAGACCAACCATTGATTACAACATGGATGAGGCTCAAGATCCTGGAATTGGTGCTTCTATCTTCTTCACTGGATCAACCAGAGATAATCTTCCTAAGGGTGGCATCGTAAATGATGTTACTGTTGGATTTGGATCTGGATATCAAACTCTGGTTGCCGCAGCTGCAAGTGCCGTTATCAATGGTGCTGGTGCGATTGAATCTGTCACTATAACTGGTGGTGGTTCTGGATACAGATCTTCCGATTCCTTTGACATTCAAGTTCTCAATCCACTTGGAATTGGATCAACTGCAGTTCTCTCTGCAACAGTTGGAGCTGCTGGTAGTATCACTGGCATCACAACAGTCAGCGGTGGTTCTGGATATGCGTCAACTAATCCTCCAGTAATTGTCGTAGGTATTCCTACTGCATACAGCAACGTAACATTCACTGGCGGTCAAGGCAGTGGTCTTAAGGCTACAATTGTGGTGGGTACTGGTGGAAGTGTAATTGACTTTGATATTACAAACAGAGGAATTGGATATGCAAATGGCGATGTCCTAACAGTATCTGGTATCCCAACCGATGCAAGTGCTGGTGCCGCATTCAGTACTTTCAACTTCACTGTCGATTTAATCATCACTGATGAATTTGCTGGATTTAGCTTCGGACAATTGTTACCACTTTATGACTTCTCTGATGAGTTTAATAATTTCAAACGTGTCTTTACTCTCAGAACCGCAGATGGTGCAATCGTTAACCTGGATTCAAATGACACATCCCTGAAAGTTGCAAATAACTTACTCCTGTTCCTGAACGACGTTCTTCAGAAACCAGGTGAAAACTACACATTTGAGGGTGGTACACAAATTGAGTTTACTGAGGCTCCAAGAGAAGGTAGTAAGTTCCAAATTCTCTACTTTAGAGGATCGAATACTGATATTAATGATGGTGAACCAATCCCAACTATCAAAATTGGTGACAAATTGAGACTTCAAAAACAACTGAACTATGCACAACAAGCTCGTAGAACAGTTCTTGATATCACTGGTGTAAGCAAAGTTGAAACCAACATCTACGGTGGTATTGGTGTCAACACAGATCCTTCTTTCACTAGAAGTATTTCTTGGGAGAAACAGACCTCTGATAGCATCATCGATGGTCAGGTAATTGCAAAATCAAGAGATTCTCTGATTGCAAAGGTTCAACCAACCACAAGAATTATTCAGAACGTTGGTATTTCTTCGGGTGAAATTTTCGTACAAAATGCATTCCCAGTCTTCAGTGCATATGACAACCGTTCTGACAGAAATACCGTTCCTGGAACTGGTATTAGAATTCAAACGGTAGAGAGTGTTGATGGAGCTCAGGCAACTGCAACAGTCTCTGCTGGTGGTACTGTTTCCTCAACAACGATTACTGATGGTGGTTTTGGATACCTGAATGCACCAACAGTCTCCTTTGCAACTACTTACTATCAAATCAAGGAGATTGGTAAGACCTGGACACAATCAACCTCAAACACCGATGTTGAATATCAGGGCATCGCATATACATCTGGTACTTTTGTTGCTGTTGGGAGCACTTCTGGTATTAATACTTCAACAGATGGTACTACTTGGTACGATGCAACTCCAGCTGGATTTGGCACATTCTTCGATGTTGTTGGAATGTCAACAAACATTGTTGCCGTTGGTCTTGGTGGAACAGTTGCAATCAGCACTGGTGATTTCTCATTCGGTGAGGCAATCATCTACAGTAGAACACTGAACGGTTTCTTATACTCCTACACAGATACAACAATCACTGCAGACCTGAACGCTGTTGCGGCTGGTGCTGATAAGGGTGCGGTTGTTGGAACTGGAGGGACAATTCTCTTCACTGAGAGTGGACCTGGTGGTCTTGGAACTGCATTTACATTAACCAGTAAGTACTCAACTCAAGATCTTCTTGGTGTTGCACACAACGATAATATCTTTATCGCGGTTGGTGACAATGGAGAAATTCTGAGATCTAACAACGCAGAAACTTGGGTTGGAGTAACAACAAATGCAATTACAACCAGACTGAATGATGTTTCTTATGGTAATGGAAACTGGATTGCTGTTGGTGCTGGCGGATCCATCATCAGATCTAGTGACAATGGTTTAAACTGGAGTGTTGTTTCCTCTGGATCAACATTTAACTTGAATTCTGTCTACTATCAAGATAATGTTTGGGTTGCAATTGGTCAGAGTGGAATGGTTCTTAATTCCATTGATACTGATACTTGGTATAAGAAGTTTGTTGGAGTTGGAACTGATTTCAACGCACTTGCATATGGTGATAACAAACTTGTTACCGTTGGACTTACATCCAGCATTTACTATAGTGAAAGTGAGACCGTTTCAGCTGCCGCAACTGCAACTGTTTCCGCTGGTGGAACCATTTCTGCAATCACAATCAGTGATGGTGGTTTTGGTTACGATTCCACAAAACCTGTAATTGTTCTTCTTGCACAAGAACCAGTAACACAGGAAGTCATCACTAGTGTTGATTGTGAGGGTGACTTTGGTATTGTCGTTGGTATTGCGACCAGTGCATCTGGTATCTCCACAACAAGTCCAAAAGTCATGTTTGAACTTGATGCCGATGCATTCCTCAATCAGGCTGGTTTCGGTGACATTGCAAGATCTGGTATTTCAACTGGATACTATTTCGTTGTTCATGATTCCGTTGTTGGTAATGGTTTAACATCAATCACCATTGAAAACGTTGCAATCGGTATTGGAACAACATTTATTGATAATGTTTATCGTGCAGATCAAGTAGATAATGATGGAACGGCTGGTATCGTTACAGTCCACTCCAACGTAAGATCTCTTGCAGGTCTTAGTGATACAAGTCTTCCTAGACTTGGTTACTATAGTTGGGGTAGGTTCTATAACTTCTCAAGAAGTGTTACAGATCCTAGATCCTTCAACATTGTGAATACTAATGGATACACTGGTCTCACTACAGCTCCTTCAATCACAAGAATTAAAGGACTTAATGAGAATTACAGTGACTTTGATCAGACCACCTAAATAAAACAAAAAGTCTGTTAAAATGCCTGCGATTATTTCAGATCAATTTAGAATATTAAATGCTGCGAATTTTGTCGCTGGTGTAGGTAGCACTTCGCAATCATATTATACGTTCATTGGACTTCCAAACTCCAATGATGTTGGTGCTGGTTATGGTACTACCGATTGGAATACAAATACACCAGCTCCAAAAGACGGTTTTAGAGAATATAACGACGATCATGATACCATGATCGCTCTCAAAAAACTGACGACTGGTGATGTAAAGAGACTGGTTAGAAAGTACACTTGGACATCTGGTACTGTGTACGAGATGTACAAGAATGACTACAGTAGAAGTAATTTAAGTCCTCAGACTGCATCTACTAATCTTTATGATGCAAAGTACTACGTTGTAAACAGTCAGTACAAAGTTTATCTTTGCATCAACAATGGTCAAAGTCCAGAAAATCCAGCTGGTGCAAGATCTCTTGACGAACCAACATTTACAGACTTAGAACCCAAAACCGCAGGCACAAGTGGTGATGGATATCTGTGGAAATATCTCTATACGATTACCCCTACAGATATTGTTAAGTTCGATTCTATTGATTACATTCCAGTCCCAGAAAACTGGGGTGCTGGTGATACTGCAGATGTTAAGAACAATGCAGTTGATGGAAAAATTCAAACTGCACTGATTGTTGAACCTGGTGGTGGTTACCAACCAATTTCTACTACCTTTAACAACATTCCAATCTTAGGAGATGGAACTGGTGGTAAGGCAAGTGTAAGTGTTGATTCACAAGGCAAAGTATCCAATATCTCTATCACAAATGGAGGAACTGGATATACCAGAGGTAGTATTCAGTTCTACCCAGGAGCTCCTGGATCCGAAACTGGTGGTCCTATCTCAGGTCTTTCGGCTGTTGGTGTTGGAACCACTTCTGTCGCACAGTTTGAGGTTGTAATTCCACCCCCAGGTGGACATGGATTTGATGTTTACAGGGAACTTGGTGCATTTAGGGTTCTTCTTTATTCTCGTTATGAGAATGACACGTCTAACCCAGACTTTATTACTGGAAACGACTTTGCCAGAGTTGGTGTAATTCAAAATCCACAAACTCCTGCAGGAAGTCTCCTCACACAATCAAAAGCCAGTGCTCTTACGGCTTTGAAACTTAGATCACTTACTGGTGGTGATGTTGCAGATACAACATACACTGTAGATACACCTGTTTATCAACAAATTGGTATTGGTTCTACCGCAGTAGGTTATGTTGCAAATTGGGATTCATCAACTGGTGTTCTTAAACTTTACAACCCAGTTGGTCTTGGATCTACAACCTATGGATTTAGACTTGTAGATTTTGCATCGCAAATTGGTGCAGGTGGAACGTATATTATTAGTGGTCAAACTGGTGGTGATGCTCTTGGTATTGAAACTAGTTTCGGTAGTTCTGCAAGCCCAGGCACAGCGACAACAGTTGGTAGTGCAACTGTTCAATTGGGTCAAAGTTTTGTCGAAGGTATTGCTCAACCAGAGATCAAAAAATATTCTGGTGAGATCTTATACATAGATAACAGGGCAGCGATCCAGCGCAGTGCCACCCAGAAAGAAGACATTAAAATCGTACTAGAGTTCTAAGAAAATGCCCCAAGAGACTAACCTTAATGTTTCTCCATATTTTGATGATTTCAATGAGGATAAGAACTTTAACAGGGTACTTTTTAAACCTGCTACTCCAGTACAGGCGAGAGAGTTAACTCAGCTTCAGACAATTCTTCAAAATCAAATCGAAAGGTTTGGTCAGCACTTCTTTAAAGAAGGTGCAATGGTCATTCCTGGTCAGATTGCATATGACCCACTTTATTATGCAGTTGAAATTAATGAAAGTTTCTTGGGTATTCCAGTATCAGAATACCTACCAGAATTGGTTGGAAAAGTAATTAGGGGATCAAATTCTGGGGTTGAAGCCACGGTAGTAAACTACCTCTTAAATACAGATTCTGAAAGAGGAAATAACACACTTTATATCAAGTATTCCAAATCAGGAAGTGACTTTGCAACAGAGATCTTTGAAGATGGTGAAAATCTGATTGCAAGTACCGACATTGAGTACGGTCTTTCAAGAATTGTAGCAAATAACGCATTTGCTACTTGTATTGCATCTAATGCAACTTCTACAGGTTGTGCAGCTGCAATTCAAGAGGGTGTTTACTTCATTCGTGGATTTTTTGTAAAGGTAACGCCACAAACTCTCATTCTTGATCAATACGACGCAACTCCAAACTACAGAGTTGGTCTTTTCATTGATGAGAATATTGTAACTGCTTATGATGATGGAACTCTCTTTGATAATGCAGCTGGTTTCTCTAACGCATCAGCTCCTGGTGCTGATAGATTCCAAATTAGAACAACTCTAATCAAGAAAGATCTTGATGAGTTTAATGATGAGAATTTTGTAGAATTGATGAGACTTGAAAGAGGTCTCATTCAGAAGTTTGTTAAGAAGACAGAGTATAATTTAATTCGTGATGAACTGGCCAGAAGAACATTTGATGAGAGTGGAGATTACTATGTAAAACCATTCCAAGTCAAGGTAGTTGAATCACTCAACGATAGAACTGGTAATGGAGGTATCTATCTCCCAGGTCAAAAGACCGCTCAAGGTGGTGTTCCTAGTGATGATTTAATGCTCTATCAGGTTTCTCCTGGTAAGGCGTATGTAAGAGGATATGATATTGAAAAATTAAACACATCATACATTGATGTTGAGAAACCAAGGGATACAAAAACTATATCCGCATCTTCATTTGCGTTTAATGGTCTTGGATATCTCAAGATCAACAATGTGTATGGTTCACCTTTTGTTGGATTTGGCACAACTGCGGTAGTCAGTCTCAGAAACCAAAGAATTGGTGCAACTGCATCAGATGCAGCTGGTATTGAAGTTGGCAACGCAAAAGTTTACGATTATAAACTTGAAGCTGCCGCATATTCTGATGATACATCAAAATATGATTTGTATCTTTATGACATTCAGACATTTACTGAAATTACAGTAAGTTCCGAAATCACACAAACCACTCCTGCATACATTGAAGGTGCAAGAAGTGGTGCAAAAGGTTTCTTAAAGAATAACGTTTCTTCCTCAACATCTCTTACTCTGACATCAACCAATGGTCAGTTTATCGTTGATGAACCAATCAGAATTAATGGTATTTCTGATACAAGAGTAGTTACTTCTGTAAGAGAGTACAAGTTTGATGATGTAAAGTCAATTTATCAGACTGTCGGTATCAACACATTTAATGCAGACAGCCTTCTTTCTGATAGGTTTCTTGTTGCACCATCTGGAACAAACTTTACTGTTGGAACGGCTGGTATCGTAACTGCACCAGGTAATAGATTTGCAGTTGGTATTAACACTGGTGACATCGTAACTTACAATATTGCTGGTTTCTCCACCGCAACGTTTAACAGAGTTAGTGCTCTTTCTTCCGATGGATCCACTATTACTCTTGCGGCTGTTGAAGATGTCAATGGAGTTTGTGATGGTAGTCTTCCCGCAACAGAAATTCAAACAAGTGATTTCACTCTGATCAAGCCAAGACTTGTAAATGGATCACAGTCAACTCTTGCGACTAGACTTCCTGATGGTTTCATTTCAAATGTTGATCTGAGCGATTCTGAAATCCAAATCAGAAGACAGTTTACTCTTAATGTTGCAAGTAATAGAGCAACTGTCACTATCTCAAATACGGATCAATTCTTCCAACCATTTGATGAAGAGAGATACAATCTTGTATTCTCTGATGGAACTATTGAAGATCTGGATGCTCAAAAGTTAACTCTTGACGCAACATTCAAGACTGTTACACTGGTAAATCTTTCTAAGGCATCTGATACTAATGCAATTCTCGTTGCAACTGTCAAGAAGATCAATGTAACGGCTCAGAGCAAGAGCCTGTCTAGATGTGATAAGTTGGTTGTATCTAGATCAAAATATGATTATGCTGGTGCAGCTGGAACCAACTTCAACAATGGTCTTACTTATAACACCATCTATGGAACCAGAGTTGAAGACAAAGAGATTTGTTTGAACGTTCCTGATGGAGTTCGTGTTCATGCGGTCTTTGAATCAAGTACAACTGGAGATCCAACTCTTCCAAATATTACTTTGATCAATAGATCTGCAGACCTTACCAACTCTATTCAAGGTGAATTGGTTGTTGGTGAGATAAGTGGAGCAGTTGGTAGAGTTGTAACTTCAGCTGCTACGAACATCGATATCATTTACAAGAACGAAGAACGATTTGTTGTTGGAGAAACCGTTGCATTCCAGTCTTCTGGAATTAGTGGCGAGGTATCTGCCGTTGTTATTGGTGATAAAAATATTGTAGAGAACTTTACGTTTGATACTGGACAAAGGAGTGAATATTATGACTACACAAGAATTATTAGAGATGCAAATTCTCCAGAACCAAAGAAGAGAATTGCTATTGTTTTTGACCACTATGTCATTGATCCTGGAACTAGTGGAGATTTAGCCACCGTAAACAGTTATCCCGATAGCGCATATGCTAGCGACTTAACCCTGTTTAAGGGAGAACCAATCGTAGATTATCTGGATATCAGACCAAGAGTTAAGAACTATGATACTTCCAGCGACACAGATTCTCCATTTGAATATGACTACAGAGACTTTAGTGCTTCTGGTGGATCAGTAAACAATATCTTGGTTCCAGATGAAACTGTGACCATTGGATATTCATTCTACATGGCTAGAATTGATAAGATCTTCCTTTCTAAAGATGGTTTCTTTGAACTTAAGAAAGGTGAATCTGCAGAAAATCCTGTTCCACCAGAAACCCCTAGTGGATCATTTGCGGTTGCAACTATCTTCAATAAACCATATTTACATAATGCAACTAGAGAAAGTGCAGTTCTTCTTGCACAACATAAGAGATATACAATGTTTGATATCTCTAGATTGGAAAATAGAATTTCAAATATTGAATTCTATACCCAACTTTCACTTCTCGAAACAGACACTGCAAACCTGAACATTAGAGATGCAGTTACTGGTCTTGATAGATTTAAGTCTGGTTTCTTTGTTGATAACTTTAGAAGCCATGGATCTCATGCTATCACCCATCCAAACTTTAGAGCTTCAATTGACAAATCTAAGAGTGAACTGAGACCACTTCACTACACTCATGGTATTGATTTACTTCTTGGTTCTGAACAAGTTATTGGTATTGGAACCACCGCAAATCCAAATGCAGACCTTACTCAAGTTGCCGATCTTCAGTCAAATGCACTCAAAAAGACTGGTGATGTTGTAACTCTTGACTATTCCGAAGTTGAGTTTATCAAACAAAGATTTGCAACCAGAACTGAAAACGTAAACCCATTTGCGGTTATTAACTGGGTTGGTATTGTTAATCTCAATCCATTTAGTGATACTTGGTTGGATGAGAACCGTCTTGATGTTCAAAATATCACCTTGGAGGGTGGATATCAGAGCTTCATGGATGCCTTCGCAGTTGATCCTAATACTGGATTTGCTCCAATTGATTGGGGTGGATGGCAAGAGGATTGGAGTTCTATTGATGTCAGTACAAATGAACTTTCCAGAAGAACTCTGAACACAGAAACTGTAAGTAACACTGGTTGGAGAGGTGGTTTCACTGCTGGTGGACAACAACTTCCAAACGCTCACGCAGGTTTGGCTGCAAGAACGCGCACAGTTACAATGCGCGATAACATTCTCGTTAATGCCGAAGAAACCATCAGTATTGATCGTGGATTATCAAGATCTGGTATTCAACTTCAGGCTGCGGAAAGAATTGACACACAAAGTCTTGGAACTAGACTTATTAGTCAAGAGAAAATTCCATACATCAGATCCAGAAACATTGAATTTGTTTCCAATAGAATTAAACCAAGAACACGTTTCTACGTCTTCTTCGATGATCAAGATGTAACCAAGTATGTAACACCGAAACTCCTTGAAATCTCAATGCTTCAAGGTGTGTTCCAAGTTGGTGAGACTGTCAGAGGATTTATGCCTCTTGGAACAGTAGATGGTTCTGGTGCCGAGATTACCTTCCGTGTTGCACAGCCAAACCACAAACTTGGTGCATACGATTCCCCATCGATTGTATACAGTGTAAATCCTTATTCGGATAGTGTCGGTATTAGTTCCGTTTATTCTGCAACAAGTACCATCCTTAACATCGATA